AAGCTGCTTGTACCTTTTGAGCATCCGTAAGCTTTCCAGCCGTAGTACCGATTGATTTCGCATATTCCTCTTGCATAACGGATAGGTTTTTGGTTACGCCGACGGAATCGGTCAACGTAGAATTACCATTCTTAATACCTTCCATCGCAACGACGATTGATTCGCCCCAACCATAGTGAGATTGGCGATTATATGCGGCGGCGTCACCCATAGCGTTTATGAGTTCGGTCGTTTGCTTAATGTCGAGACCCATCGCTAACGACGTCTTGTACGCCTGTGCCGCCTCCGTTGCGTTCATAAATCCCTGCTTCGTCATGCTTTGGACTGCGGATGTCGCTTCCCCTACGTTATAACCGAGGTTTTTCGATACCTCAACGAGTCCCTTGGTGGCGTTGTACATTTTTTCGGATTCCGCGACAAACTCACGCATCTGAGCGATCAACGTTTTAATCGCGGTTGTTCCGCCGAGTGCGAGGAGGACCGATTCTAGTCCGCCAAGCACATCGCTGTACTTCTTACCCTCGCGCTGGGCTTCCGTCAACTCTTTCGTTATCCTATCGATCTGCTCGGCCGAGGCACCTACCCGTTTTAGTTCCTCTCGGACGGCCGCTAACTGGCGCTCGAGGAGCTGCGGGTTAGCTTCGCGGAGGTACTTGTTGATGCTCTGCATTTTCTGCGACGATGCACCAACGTCATTTAGTGCACTATTCAACGATCCGAACGATGTCGCCGCCTGCTTACCGCTATCGCCGAGCTCCCTTGCCTTGGCTTTTGCTTTATCTACGGATTGGTTATATCCGGAAATGTCGGCCGTTATCGTCGCTCTAATTCCGGCTACGTCAACTGCATTACTGATCTTGCTCACCTCTTTGGATCAAAATTTTTAGTTACTACCTTAAGCCTGTTTCGCCTGCGGTTGGGCTCTTAGTTTCATCGACCCCAAGGCACTCTGCGCGTCCTTTAGTAGTTCGCCGAAATTATTCACTCTTGCTAAAGCAGCGAAATATTTGACCAGTTCGTCAACTGACGCATTTTTAGCGATATAATCTTCGTCGATTCCGGTTAGTACGGACGTCACGCGGACGATGTCATCGAAAGATTCCCGTAACGCCATAACAAAAAATGCCGGCTTGTCCGAGGCCGGCGCGGTAACGACGGTAACGATTAGCTGCGGGATTGCCTGGATAGAATCGAACAGTTCGCGCCATTGTACGATTGTAATTTTACGTACATGGACCGTCTTATCTCCGATCTTTAACGTTTCACTAGATTTATTTTTAAGTTGAAATAACACTAATTTTCGCCTCCAATTAAATGAATAAGCGCCCCGTTATGGAGCGCCTTTGTTATTTAAATAGGCGAGCCGAAGCCCACCGAGATAATTACGAAGAAAGTCCCTTAATGCGTGCGTGCGCCTTTTCCTGCTCAAACTCTAGCGTATACTCACCGACGATCATACCAGACTCATAATCACCCTTAACCCCGAGGTACGTATGATTGAATGAACGATCACCGAGTGGACGAACCTTAATACGATTCGCGTCAATAAAGAGGATTTCATCCGGTTTCAAATTGTTATTTAACACAACTTGGAATGATCCGAAATCATTTACGATATGGTCTACGACTTGACCGCGGCTGTTTTCTTGCTGTGTTAAGCGGATTTGCGTTGTGCCAATATCACTGATCGCGCGTTTTTGGACCGCCGGCACGACGAATGCATATCCGGCATTTCCGGACGCAAAGCCGCCAGAGGTGTACACCGATTGAGCAACGTCATCTAGGAGTTTCTTAGTAACCGGACCGCCTGCCGTTACAATGTTAGTTTCGATAAAGCTACGCATACCTCGCATTGATCGCGTGTCACCGTTATCGAATTTACGACTACTAATGATCGCTTTTTCTAGCTGTAGTGCGAGTTCTAGCTGTTTCTTCGCTTTCTCATATTCATAAAGGTTTCCGCTAATTCCGTACTGCTGAATCGCCTGCGCTGTGCCTGTCAGACTGACGGTATCTTCGAAAATTTGCGTCACGTTATCGACTTTATTACGTTGCTTGAAGCGCGACTCACGAGCGTCGGCGCCTTCCTTTCCGTCGCCATACATGACCTCGATTTTCGCATTCTTAACAATAGCCGCCGGCGCGGTTCCTTGGTGTCCGCGAACAACGGTCAGCTTTTTTGCCGCTGCGTTTACAGCTTGAATGAGTACGAGCTCGTCACCAATCTCCGCGATGGTTCTGTCACGAAATGGCTCGACGGAGTCAACCACCAGTTCGGTTGCATCTACGGCCGCCGCTGTTGTAATCGTCGCGGTTGTGGCGAACATCTCATCTTCGTACCATACGTGCGTAGTTGAAGTAACTGGATCGCTAAATCCAAGCAAGTTCAGCATGGGTGTTTGAGTTGGATTAAGAAGCAAAATTTCATCTGTTACGGACTCTTTTTTACCGATTAGTTCTGTAGAATATACTGTCATTTAATGACCCCCATTTATATTAGTTAGTAAGTTTGTGTTTCAAAGCTGAATAAGCTGCGACATCCTCTGGACGGCCGGTTCTGCGCGCCTTCTCGGCAGCTTCTTTCAGCAGTTGTTCCGCGGCCTTTTGCGGTGCCGGAGAATAATCACTCGGGCCGCCGATTACCTTCGGTTGCTTTGGACGAGTGACTGTCGTAATAGTGGAGATAATTTCGTCAATGCCTTGCGGTTCTCCGTCGTCACCCAACGTTACGTCCGATAAATTAACCAGTCCAACAAGTTTGTCCGGGTCTGTAATGCCGGCAGCGATAGCTTTACGATAAAATGCACTTGATACTTTTTCATGACTTAGACGCGATTCGAGTTCGGACATCCGCTGAGTGAATTCCGCCCTCTCGTCTTCCCAAGTCTTTTCTGTTGTAGTTACCTCTAGTGGGTCTGTCTCTTGGCTCACCTGTGAATTCCTCCTACCATTTAAATTTAAGATGTCTATACCATATAAAACCTCGCCAATTACTTATTGACGAACATGTCGACATTGTACTCACCTCCTTTCCTCAAAAAATTACCGAACGCCCATCCTAACGTTTACCGCCGCCGGACGTCCTCGATTGTCCGTCCCAACCTCAAACGTAACCTTCTCGCCAGGCATAAAGTAAACCACGCCCGACTTGTCCGATTCCTCGACGTTGTTAGTATGGAAGAAGTATTCGGCGCCTTTAGTACGAATGAAGCCGTAGTCCTTTTCAACGTTAAACATCTTAATGATGCCGAGGTTGCGGTTGGATACCGTTTTCTCACGTTTAGGTTTCGGAGGAGCGACCGTTGACTTACGTATTGATGGGATGATACCGACAATAGATTCGCCAGTTTCCGGTCCTCCGCGATGTGTCTTCGACTCTATAAACATCCAATTACCCCCTTCCGCCGAACGCGGCTTGCGCTGCATAAGGAACGTTGGAAAATGCAGATACCTCTTCTAAACCGAACCTTGCCGAAACAGCTTCAGCGTAGACAATCGACTCAACCGCGGCGTCGAATTGAGACATGACATGTAGCGGCACAGTACGATCAAATTTGAACTTAGGTTTATCCATCTCGTCCGACGTATAGACTTGAACTTCCTCGAAATTTTCACCGTCTTCGACCTGCGAAGTATGGTGAATGATAAGTATCTTTTCCATTAAACTCAGCCCCTTTTTGTTAATTTGACTTCGTTTATTTCCGTTGCAACGTGACGACGCCAGCGGTTGCCTAGACGTTTCTTTAATAACTCCGGTATGAGCATCATTGCACGCTTAACCGGCATGTCCTCGCCGAAATACAGGTCTATCGACGTACCGTCGTGTAAGTGGATTCGCGTGTAAATATTCTTGTCGCCAGTGTAGTTCTTACCTGGAACGCAGAAATACATCTTCACAACCTAACGCCCCCTCCGCGGCTTCATTACAACTAACCTAAAATAACGGCAATCGGCGGCTGGAGTACGGAATAACTTGCAACGTGGATCGTCCTCATACGAGAGCGCCCGCATTAATGTGCAGCTACCGTCACGCTCGTAATAATCGCACCGCGTCGACACCCTCGATTGCATGTCGTTCATCTACCATCACCCCCGCTAAAAACACGTCATATATCGCCCGCTTTACGCTGATTCCCCGTCGTTTTTGCCACGCCAAACAGTCCGCTAAGGTGTTTATACCTCCGGACTTAAAAAAGCCTAATATGTCGCTGTTTTTACGTTCTTTGAACATTGACGCCGAGCAAATGGCGCGCCGAACGTTTTCGCGCAGAAGGAATGCGGTATTGTCGCGCAACGATGACGCCGTCTTTCTGATATGAAGCCATTTCGATAAAATCCGGATAGCTGCGTTTGATCTTTCGCATAACTTCCGCATATTCCGTATAAATTGCGTGTTCGCTTTCGTTGAGTTTCCATAATGCATTCTTTTCACATGTCATTAAGAATCACCTTTCGCGCCGATTGTCGTCTCTTCGTAAATCTCCATAACCCGCGCCAACTTTTCCGGAGTCAGTTCGAACTCTCGAATAAGGCCACGCTTAATTTTATCGGATACGTTACGTTTACCACGCTCAATCTGATTAATGAACGCATCTGTTACGCCACATAATGCGCCAATCTCCGCTTGAGATAGACGGTAGACCAATCGTATCTTATAGAGCGTATCCGCTGTGATCGTCATAATCTCGCACCTCCATCTCTCGTTAGATTTTTCTAACCCTAAGGCAAAATAAAAACGTCCACACTCGCTAGGCATCCGAGGTGAACGTCGCTATCCTTTTTCCTTCTCATACTCGCTAAGCTATACGGCAATGTTTAACCTCTCTCTCATTTTTCGTAGTGATCTACTAAGGCTTCCTTCATGTACTCCAATCCTGCGAGCAATGTACCTATTCTTTATTCGATAAATCCCGTCGATATCAACGTTGTAGTCAGATACGTGACCGCCCTTAAAGTCCTCCTCAATAATGCGGCATATCTTTCGAAATAAATCCGCCTGGTTAGCCGTGAGTTGACGCTCATCTACGTATTTGCCTAGTATCGCGTAATTAGCGCCGCGAGAGTGTGGATCAACGTACTTAGACTGGCCTGCCCGTCGGACTCGACGCATGCCCCGTACTTGCTGCTGAAAATACTCCGTTCTCACTGCGAAATTAATGTACCGAACGATCTCGCGCTCCGTTCTCGATGTGTCGACACGTTTCAGTGCGTATTCAAGCGCGGGCACCATGAGTGGTTCGTACACCTTATCTATTAACTCGGAGGCGTAAACCTGCTGAAGCGTCGGCAGCTCGCCGATAAGCTGTCTATAAGCGGTATATAAACCGCTGAAGACGTACGAGACGTAATACTCCCTTAGATATGAGGCGTGTTCTGGAAAATTTTCAACCGTCAATCTTATTCCCGTCCAGTCAAGTAATTGGCGTCCATAATCGGCAAATATGTATTCGGGATCGACCTGCGTTATATTTGTACCTTCCTCGGTCAGACGGTATTTAATCGTCGCTAACATACCGGATATTAGGCGGAGCAAGCGGAAGGCGACATACATCTCCGGACGCGGTAGGTCCATTCCAGTAGGCGACTTGAGATAGTTGTAGTTCATCTCGCGTCGAATCATGTCGAATATATAGCGGTCACCTTCGGCTTGGTAACGTTTGATGCCCTCGATAAAATTCATGGGACGCCTCCTTTAGATGTATTTTCGTAACTTGCCTGCCATACGTTGTTTTATTCGCAATGCTTGCTTACGATCACGAGCCCCGAGGTAATCGGCCATTTCTTGGAGCGTTGCGTCGGGATCGGATTTTAGATAATAGAATAATCGTCGTTCCTGCTCCGTCAGAGTAGCGTCGGCCTCCATCTCCGCGATGACTAATTTGGGTATAGCGATATCCTCGGTTGTGTGCGGTGCTGCGATCCTTGCTACTTCCTTTGACGCATTGTCGTCGTCTAACGATACGGCGAGATGGTTAATTCTTCTCTTCTTCGTGAGTGCGCGCCGTACAATGTCGCGGCCAATGTTGGCTATTGCCGTCCGTAGCAGGTCAAAGAACGTTCCCCTCTCGCCGTCGTAGCTTAACGCGGCTTTTGCGACAGTAAAACGAAAATTACTCTCGAAATCGTCCTCATATATCCGGTACTTCCGGCAAGAGTGCGCCCAGCGTTGGGCCTCACGACTTACGAAGGCGTCCGTTTGAGCCGAGAGGTCATCGAATCCATGGCGGAAGGGCGTCGGGTCGTTGCTCTCTATACGTTTGCCAACCTCCAAGCGGTAGGTAGCCCATGCTGAATCTACTTGCCGACGTCTCTTATTGAAAACCTGTTGCCTCTCTAAATGTTCTATGGCCTCGTGACCTTTTCTTTGAATAATGGACATTTGAACGTCCTTTCGAAATTTATTTATTTTTTTTTCAAATTACATGCCACAAACACATATAAAATTACGTTATTAATACGTAACCACTTTCGGGGGCTCCGTATACTACGTCTTATACTATATTCCTTGGTTTATATTGATTCATGTCTATATGGAGTAGTGGAGTATCTGCAAATACGAATACATTGAAGCCTGGCTGGCGCTTATTTTCACAGATCTTGATTAGCTTATGGCCGCAATAGATTAGCCAACCAGCCATTCGTTGCGAGTGGACCAGTTTTACACGTGTCATTATGGAGCTCCTTTCATTATTGAGGACGTTGGTTTCGGACGGACTCGGCAAGTCCCGATATAGGGGACGAAGCCATTTTCTTCGGCTCATAGAGAATGCGGAAAAAAGCGGCCAAGATCACGCCGCCCTTACCAAATGGCGCAGCTCCTCCGCTATTATCACATCAATTCGCGGCGTTGCAATGTTTCTTGCAGCGTTATAGTCCGCGTTTGTCTCATACCCGCAATCCACGCATTTAAATTTCGCCTGGCTTGTGCGGTTGTCTTCAGATATACATCCGCACGTTGAACACCTTTGCGAGGTATAAAGCGGTGACACCTTTACGACATCAATTCCGTAGGTTGCCGCCTTACTCGCTATTTTTGCTTGGAGGTCATGGTACGGCCACGATTTTAGAAAAGTATACCGCTCGTTTATTCCCGCTAAGTCCTCAATTTGTATTGTTCCGCACTTGTGGGATACCGCTTTATCTACGATAAACTTTGCATACCGGTGGTTCGTTGAATCTCGGAAATTAGCAACTCTCCCTTGTAGTTTGTGGATAGGCTGTAGTCGTTTTACCCTACCGTGACCAATTCGGCCCTCACCGCAATACTTTCCTTGACGAAGAAGTTCCTTTCTGCGTCCTTCTACTCGTAGACGAAACGTTTGTATCTCTGAGCCACCTATAAAATATCGTGCTCGATCGTTATTAAACGCTATGGCCGCGGCATTTACAACGCCGAGATCAACGCCCATTACGTTCTGAGGTGATAAAACTGAGCTCGTCCTGGCCTCGAACTTATAAGTCAGGTTTACGTACCATTTCGACTTAGCACGTAGGATTTTAGAGTCGCATAGCGAATACTCACCGCCAAGAATCCGTTCGAATATGGCTCGCGCCGATCCATTTGTGCGTATCTTCACGTCATACCTCGACGGATTTCCGGTTTCTTTTGCGTATGATTGCGATAGTAACGGGAAACTTACGAATAGGTTTCCCCCTTCTTTACGCAATTTTATTTGAGGGGCGGAGATTGGTATCGGGATGTTGCGTGTGTACGACGGGATGGACGCACTTCCGTTAAGGACATCTTTC